ATTTAGATAATATTACTTATCCTTTAAACAAATCATTAGAACAGTATTTTAATGATTTAAACCAAACTTCATTTAATATTTTACAACTTCCTTAAAAAATGCTATTAAAATAGCATGTTCGATAAAGAAATAGAATTTAGTGCTCATGAGGATTATTTTGCATTAAAAGAAGATTATCCAATACCTGCAAAATTAAATATACCTGAATGGTATAAAAATTTAGAGCATAACGTTTTAAATAAAACAGTAAAAGGTTGTATGCCTTTTTTAGATACTTTAACGTCTGGTTATTTATTAAAAATGCCTCAAGATTTTCATGTAAGGCACAACGTAGATAATAAAAACGAAAAAGGAGAAAAATTTAAAGATAGTTTTCAAACTTTTGGACTACATGATCACTTAAAATTATTAACTAATAAATCTTTAAATTTAAATTCTGGTATAGAAGTTCATTCTGTAAAACAAGTAGAAGGTTCTTCTTTTTTAGATAAAAATAAAAATTTACCTTTTTATAAAATATTAAATCCTTGGAAAATTAAAACACCAAAAGGATATTCTTGTTTATTTGTACCTCCATTAAATAATTCAGATGATAGATTTTCAATAATACCTGGAATTGTTGACACTGATACTTTTCCAAATGAAATAAATTTTCCAATCATTATCAACGGAGATAAATATCCAATATTAGAAACTACCATAAAAAAAGGAACACCTTATGTGCAAATAATACCCTTTAAAAGAAACAATTGGAAAATGATTTTAAAATCAAGAAAACAAAAAGAAGTGCAAAATTCTAAAATTTTTTATGGATTAAAAGTATTAAATATTTATAAAGAAAAATATTGGAATAAAAAATCATGGAAATAAAAAATTTTGTAAAAATTTACGATGAAGTCTTACCTTGGAATACATTGTCTAATTTAATTCGTTTTGCTAATATTTCTAAGTTTGCAGAAACACAAGTCGGAGGAGGAAATAATACTAGAACAGATTTTAATGTTAGAAGAACATATGCAATTGGTCTATCTAATTATGATAATTTAATATCCAATGTTCATTGGTGTAATTTATTAATTTATTTTTTTAATCAAAAAATTAATAAATTTTCAAAAGATGCAAATATTTTATATTTTAATACTCCACAAATTAATACTATTGAAATTTTAAAATATGAAAATACTGGTTTTTATACATGGCATGTAGATCATTTTGCACAAATTCCAAGAACAATAAGTTGTATACTATTATTAAATAATGATTATGAAGGTGGAAATTTATGTTTTAGAAATCCAGACGGATCTGGAGAATGGGAAGTAGAAGTGAAACCAAATAGAATGATTATTTGGCCAAGCAATTTTTTATATCCGCATACAGTTAAACCAGTAACGAAAGGAAAAAGGTATTCAGTTGTAGCATGGGCACTATAAAAGATTTTAAATACAAATTAATTAAAAATTTCTTAACTAAAGAAGAAATTAAATTACTGACAGATTATTGTAGGATTAAACACAGATTAAATTTTGAATCTTTTGATTTTGAACAAAATAATAATGGAGATACATTTTTTTATGGAGACCCCTTAATGGAATCTTTAATGGTTAATAAATTAAATATAATGCAAAAAGAAACAAAGCTAGAATTGCTTTGTACTTATGCCTTTTGGAGGATGTATACAGTAAATGCGGATTTAAAAAAACATATAGATAGGCCTTCTTGCGAAATAAGTGTAACCGTTATGTTAGGATCTGATGGAACTAAGTGGCCTATCTATATGGAGGGAACAGAAATAAATATGGAACCAGGGGATGCTACAATATATTTAGGTTGTGAAATTGAACATTGGAGAGAAGAATTTAAAGGAGATTGGCACGCACAAACTTTTTTACATTATGTAGATAAAAATGGACCTAATAAAGAATGGTTTAGAGATAAAAGAAAACTATATGGGATGCAACGATGAAATTTAAACAACACGAAAATGGTTCTTGTGATATAGAATTCTCTGTAAAAGAAAGATGGATAATTTTAAAAAAAGGTAAAATTCATTTATCTGATGAGGCTCTAAGACATTTTGGTAATAAATTAGTTCAAATGGTTGCTGATTGGAATTTAAAATTTAAAAAAGAAATACAAGAAAAAATTACATATGAAAACACTAAAATTGATTGTAAATGAATTTAATTAAAAACTATATTTTTCAAACACCTATTTATTTTAGTGAAAAAAAAGAATGGGTAGAAAAATTAAATATGGCATCCGATGCTTATATTTTAGATGTAAGAAAAAAAAATAAATTATTAAATGAAAAAGATTTTGGAGTAGTCCATCATTCCAATGATTTTTTTAATGATAATAATTTTTTAGAATTTAAAAATTATATAAATAATAATGCTTTTGATATTTTAGATAATCAAGGATTTGATCTTAATAATTTTTACATCTCTACGACTAGTTTATGGGTGCAAGAATTTCCTAGTTTAGGAGGAGGAAATCATGGTGTACATAATCATTGGAATGGGCATATATCTGGTTTCTATTTTTTAAAATGTTCTGATAAAACATCTTTTCCTATTTTTCATGATCCAAGATCAGGAAGAATGATGAATTTACTTACTGAAAAAAATCAATCGCAAATTACACTAGCTTCTTCTTGTGTTAATTTTAGACCAAAACCAGGCACATTTATTTTTTTTAATTCATACTTACAACATGAGTTTGCACTTGATTATGGGATAGAGCCTTTTAGATTTATACATTTTAACATACAAGCTATTTCAAAAATAAATGATTCCAAAAATAATTCATCAAACAGCCTACTCTAATAAAGATGAATGGCATCCTATTTGGAAACATTGTCAACAATCTACTCTAAAACATTTTAAAGATTTTGAATATAAATTTTGGGATGATAATAGTTTAGATAATTTTGTAAAAGAAAAATACCCTCAAATTTATGAAAAGTATAAAAATTTTTCAACACATATATCTCAATTAGATTGTGTAAGATATCTATTACTTCATTATTATGGTGGAATTTATATTGATATGGACGTATATTGTTATGATAATTTTTATGAAGAATTAAAAGGAGATGTTAATTTAGTAGAATCAATTGGTGATGAATTAGTTCAGAATTCTTTAATGGCTTCAATCCCCAATCATCCTTTTTGGATGGATTGTTACGATTTAACTTTACATAGAACAAAAACAATTGAATTAAAACCAAATTTAAATACCTTTTTTAAAAAAGAAGCTGATGAAAATGACAATCTAATAAGATTTATATCAGGTCCACTAATGTTATCTGATTGTGTAAAACAAAATAAACACCTTATTTATATACTTCCTTATAAATATTTTAATCATGAACCATTATCTTATAAAAAAGAATTTAAAACTAAACATATGCAAAGCGGTATGTGGGGTAAAGAAATTAAAGATGGATTTTATGTTATAAGAAATAATAATGATCCTAGTATTCCAATAGAAGAGTATCATAAATACTCATATAAAATGAAAACCTCTATAGATCTAAACAACTTTGATTTCTATAAAGACTATAGTAAATAACTCTTTATTGTAGAATACATAGATATAAGGTATAAGAACCTTTATGCCTTTAAAAAAGATACCTATAAAAGCTGGATTTAACAAACAAGATACCGCAACTGCCGCAGAAGGTCAGTGGATTGATGGAGATTTTGTTCGCTTTCGCTATGGTTATCCTGAAAAAATAGGCGGTTGGGAACAAATACTTGAATCAACTTTATCAGGTGTTGCAAGAGCCCAGCACACATGGACAGATTTAAGTGGAAAAAAATATGCAGCCATCGGTACTAATAAAATATTAGCTATTTATTATGAAGGAGCATTTTACGATATTACTCCCCTTGGAACAGCTTTAACTGCGTGTACTTATACATCTACCAATGGATCTGCGACTGTTACTATCAATAAAGCAGGTCATGGACTTGCGGTTGGTGATTATATTATATTTACAGGGGTTACAACACCGGGACCAACTACTACAAGTTTTACATCAGCAAATTTTACAACAAATACTTTTGAAGTAATTTCAGTCCCAAATTCATCTACATTTAGAATTACAATGCCGGTAATTGAAACAGGAACCGGTGTTACTGCAGGAGGAACACTAACTACAACTCCATACATATTCATTGGACCTGTTAATCAAACTTATGGTTATGGATGGGGAACATCTACTTATGGTACAGTTGCATGGGGAGAAGCATCGACATCTTCGACCGTTGTTCTTTCTGCGGCTAATTGGTCGTTAGACAATTTTGGACAAATATTAATTGCA